CTGCCATGATTTATATCCTTCCTAGCCGTTTACTTTGTTACGTTCTGCATCAACACGCTTGTTCAGATCTTCATCTGAAGCAAGAACCTGCATGATTGCAGCATTGAGTTCGATTTTGCCGTTACTATCTGCAACAACCTTTTGTGCTTTGGTTTGCGCTTCTTCCCATGCGGTATCGGAAGCGTTTACTTCGCTGCCTTCAGCACCCTGTTCAGATGCCAGGATAGGATTGTTCGGTAGATTTGTGAGCAGCTCTTTGTTGTCGTCACTAGCCATCAAAAGACCAGTCCATTTGTCTAACTGATCAGCCTTAACAGCACCGCGTGCGATGTGTTTCTTGACTTCAGCTTCAGCTTCGCGCTTCTTGCTGACTTCAGCAGACGCTTCAAGGGCTGATAAACGATCGTTCATAGCCTTGACTTCACTTGCTTCAATAGCGACGACCCCTTCGTCACCTTTGACAGCAGATGCAGCAACTACGGTTGTCGTAGTGGTCGCAGTCACAGGTGCGGTTGTGGTGGTAGCCGAAGCCTGAACACCGAACTTTTCCTGTTCTTCTTTTGTGAATTCGGTTGCGTGCGCCTTAACGAAAGCCTTTTCGTCTTCGTTCAGATCCGCAGCAGCTTTACCCCGAACATCTTGTAATGTAAGCATGTTATTTTCTCCTTGTTCGCTTGCACTTATGTATATTACCTGTTTGTCGCTGCCGTTATCTTCTTCCGAAGTAGCAGAAGCAGTCACTGGTCGATTCCCTGTAAACATCGGAACATTCGTCAGCGCACCGCCAGTGAAGACGTTGCGTGCCGTTTGATTCGTGTTTTCGGGATTCGCCCATTTTCCGCCAAGACAGCGAGGGTGAAATTCAGATGAAAAACATTTGAATTCCTTTCCCTTGATTGCCTTCTCGCCAGCGGTTGACCACTCAACTTGCGTACCCCAGAGATTCGTCCCATCAAATTCAAGCCCTTTGATCCAGGCTGCAGCCTTCAGGCCGACTTGATGTGCGAAATTCACGGGTGCGCCAGTTGAACCGTCAAACGGTAGACCGATGCCCTTATTGAAATTATCGACCATTTCTTCACAATCAGAAGCAGATATATCTAGTTTGCCGTATTTCTTCGTTGGAAAGCTACCCACGCGCAACAGGTGGATCCGGCTAGGCATAGCTTCAGTTGCGTCGGCCAGAATAGGACTGAAAGTCGCGATGACCGCATTGATTGTTTGTTTTTCGCCCGTTTGGGTGTTCATGCTGTTCAGTGTCCTATATTTCGCTTATGTTTGTCAAGTAATGTCAGTTAGAATGTTCACAATATTTATTCAGCTGTGTCCGCATTATCCGTACCATCATCGAACGCATCGCTGACACTGTATTCGTCGGCATAGACTAGCCGTGACAAGCACTTGCAGTTGATGTGTGCCGGTTCATACGGATCACCAGACACAAAGTCCTGATCGATCGGTATAATTCCTTGCGCTGTGTTGTCTGCGCAGATGTCTGTCGCGTTGCTATCAGACCATTGATGACCAGTAGCACCTGATCGCAGGCCGTACTGATGCCGTCCCATAGCGAACGCACGCACTGTTTCAGTCCTTGCGATCATCGCAGCGCGTTTCGGGTCGGCTATGACATCGTTCAGCCGTTTGGTGGCTTCCTGGCGCGATTCACCTAGATTGATCGATGTCTTGATACTGTTTGCGATCCTGGTGCGTGTGGTTTCGTCGATATTATAAGCTGCGTTCGGGTTGTCGATCAGCAAACCACTAGTCGGGTCGATCCGTTTGCCGACCAGCGCACCGATCTGATCAGTTGTCATCTGTTGGATCAGTTCATCACGGGAAGTCAGGCCCATGACTACCTGTCGGCCTGTTTGCACCTGTGCAGATTCTGCGCCCAGTGCTTGAATCGTGGCGACGGTATCGAATATGACCTTTATGAACTGCGTATCTGACTGATCCAGGCCGTTTTCATCGACGAAGACGTTCACATCGTAGGCTTTGACCATGTGTTCATAGTTTTCCCACCGAACGATGTCATCGATCCGGCCTGATAGCATACGGAAATAGACCATGATCATTCGTTCCATTCGGGCCATCAACTTGATCAGCTGTGCGTGCTGATCGGGTATCGTGCTATATTCTGGCGACCATTCTTCTGCAGCCATTACTAGACCGGCAGTTTCTTCAAACGCAGCGATCGCTGTTTCGTCCATGATCACCCCAGTATTACATCTATCAGTTTGCGCTTGACGGTTTCAGCTTCTTCCAGCGCATCAGCTTTGACGCGTGCTTTGCCCTGTGAAGTGACGGGTGTCGGGTTGTTGCGCTGATCGACTGGCAGGTTTGCCGTTGAACCGGCGTTCGGGTTGTTCTTGACGTTTGGTGGTGCAACGGTCGGCTGCTTATCAGGATCGACTGCATTATGACCACCTGTCTGTGCCATACCAGTTTGCTTGATAGCGCGTGCGTTCAAGATACGATCGTTGTAATCGTTTTCGTATTCTTCCGGTAGGTTTGGCAGACGTGCGATCTGGCGCAGGTGATCTTCTAGTTCTGCGTCAGGGGTGATCAGGTCAACAGATGCAAGATTCTTCAAGTATTCACCGATCGATGATAGATCTTCATCACCGATGTTGCTGAATGTCAGCTTTGGATAACCTTCAGACATGTCGCTGAAGTTGAAGTCGCATAACTGCTGAATCAGGTTTTCGTTTATAACAGATGCAATCACGTTCGCTGTTGCTTCCAGTGACTTTTCAAACAGCTGTGAGTGATCAGCAGATAGTGCCTTCGCACCGCCGTTGCCATGCTGTCCCAGTTCAAGGAATCCAGCCAGGCCGGACTTCTTGATGTTTGCGCCCAGATACTGCAGTGTCGGCAAGATATCCTTCGTCGTTGCTTGCTTCATATCCATCATTTCGACAGACCAGCCAGCAGGAAGTTCGATGTATGCTTCTTGATTCGCGTGCATCTTGCGCAGCGCACGACGCGCTTTGTTCACGTCAGCAGGATCAGGTTGTGGTGGTGGTAACAGCACAGGAATACCAGATCCCAGTCGTTCCAGGGCCACCAGGTGCATGTTCAGCAGTGACTTCTTTGCAAACCAGTCACGGTATACATAGCGAAGCAACGGAATACCTTCGTAGTTGTCACCCTCTTTGTCGTTGGTGAATACCAGCAGCTTTTCATCAGGGATCGATATAGTATCGCCAGCCACTTGCTGCGTGATGCCAGGTTTACCGTCTTGAGTTTGCCAGTAAAGAACCGAATACTGCTTGCGTGATGCTAGTTTCTTCAATCCGACACGCGTCTTGCCCTGGAATTCGGTCAGTTCCATCACCTTTTCAAACAGGCTGAAACCCATATCGTACATGGTTAAGATGTCACCTAGCAGAATCGGGAACTTGATATTGCGGTTGAACAGTTCGTTTTCGATAAAGTCAGCTTCATACTTCTGCTTATCGCTGTCGCCAGCTGCTTGAATTGACCAGGTAACACTGCGGATCGGTAGCTTGCAGGCTTTCAACAGTTCCTGCACATCGCTATCTGATCGGCGCATTTCTTCCCAGATGCCGATCCCACGACGACCAGTCAGTTTCAGGTTATAGTCTTCACCTGTAATCGTACCGCCATAGATCAGGGTTCCTGACTGGCCTAGTTCTTTGCCCGAATTCGTCTGTAAGGTGATGCTTTTTGTGTCGTTAGCCATGATATTTATTCAAAGTATGTCGTAATGCTTATGATTTTGCAATATTATCTGTCAAGTCCTGACATGAACGGCCTGATATGCACTTCGTCGTCTTCATCTTCTTCGTATTCTTCACCGTCATTACCGTCATAGCTTTCGCTGTTTGACGGGCTGCGTGCGTCGGAATCGGGTGTCATGTAGGCCACTGATTCATTATCGTCAGGCATTGACCAGCGATCAGCACCAGCCATGTTGAAGAACGCTAGGGCCAGCGCATCAGCGCGGTCAGGTGATCGGGTCAAACGCTTCTTCGTGTCTTCCTTCTTTTCGATCTTGATAATCTGGTTGTCTTTGCCGACCATTTCAAACCGGATCGCTGCTAGTTCCTGGCGCAGATCGTCATCATCAGGGATCGCGATTTCGTGGTTGATGAACTTCTGGCGCAGGTTCCAGAACATTTCGGCGCGGATATTGAAGAACTTCAACGGGAAGGCCGTACCAGCACCGAAGTTCACGGGGATCGTGCGGTAGTGGTACTGCGTCGGGTTATCAGATGCCATGTGCTGCAGCGTATCGGTCACACCACCGCCGACACCTGTATCATCGACTTTGATCACAGCGTTCCAGTCTTCAAATGACAGGCTATCGACGACGCGCTGCGCAGTGATGACGGTATCTAGCTTCGCCCATACCTGTGCAGGCTGTACGAAGCCACCACGACGTGCAAACAGCACCGTCTTGTCGGATCCATAGCGTGCCACGTCCAGGCCATAGTTCAGTTCACCGCCTGTCTGAATATTCCATTCGGGGTGTTTCTTGTATTCGTTGTATGCCTTCAGATCTTTGGCCTTCAGCTTTTCCATGTAGTCAATCTGCTTCCAGACATCGATCGACTTATAGATCAGGTTCAGCGGAATCAGCGATCGTTCGGCTTGACTAGGGAATTCGCCCATTATCAAGGCTTCCCATTCAGGTGATTCAAGACCCCACTGCAGATATCGTCGGTATGCTGTCGTCGGTTCGATCAGCGTCGGGTACGGTAGCACCAGACTGTCACGGATCTTCATCATGTGATCCAGCTGATCGACACCTTCAGGCGGTTCGAACACGGTCAGCAGCTGATCAACAGTTCGAATATTGTTCGCAATGAAGTTCGGGCTGTTGAATGCTGATATGGTGAACTTCTTGACCAGACCGGCCTGCTTACCGTTGAAGCTATCACCGAAACGGCCATCAGGGTTTGTCGGGTTGCCGATCATAAGCACATGCGCATTGCGGTTCGGGGTGACAGCATCGACACCGACATAGATCGGTTCTTCAACGCCTGATGCTTCGTCTATGATCACCAGCACATCATCAGCGTGATACCCGAAGAACTTTTCAGCGTTGGTCGTTGATAGGCCGACAGCGAACCAGTCTTCAGCGATATCCAGGCCGACCTGATTGACCTGCTGATCAGTCAGCTTGAATGCAGCGGTAGCGATCGAACTGCGGATCTCTCTCCACAGTACGTCCTTCACCTGTCGCCAGGTAGGTGCAGTCGTGATGACGATCGATCCAGGCTTCAGGGCCAGGAACGTGATCGCAGCACGCGATGCGATGATAT